CAGCAGAACAAATAGAATTTTGGTTGTTAAAATATCCTATCTCGGTTGAAGTAACAAGCGAAACCTATAAACACCTAACCCCAAACATAAAAGTAAGAGCACATATTATTTACAGGGTTAAAGATAAAAATGTGTTTGATTTAAAAGAAACCGATAGTGTTTTTGTAGACGGAAATATGTTTAACGTATTATGCTTTACTAAACACAATGCACTTAAAGTAAATTATTATGATTATTCAAACGATACCTTATGAAGATAGAAAAAAAATATTACTTCTATGCAGGTCATAGAAACAAATCAGCAGGAGAGAAATGCGGCAGACCTCACGGACATACTTATGATGTAACTTGTACGTTTAGGTTTGGAACAATGGAGAACGGAATTACAATGTTGTTTTCTGATATTGACAAATTAGTTGAGCCAATTATAAAAGAGTACGACCATTATTTTTTATTATGTGAAGACGACCCATTGGTTGAAATTTTAAAATTAGCAGGAGAAGAATACAAAACAGTACCCTTTGAAACCTCTGCCGAGAATATGGCTATTTGGTTGTTCAACAGGATTAAGAATGAAGCAAAGCTACCAATAATAAAAATAGAGTTTGCAGAAACAAAAACAAGTAAAATAATATATGAAGAATAAATTAGCAATTAGTGAAGTGTTTTACTCAATGCAAGGCGAGGGTAAGACAGTAGGCATACCAAGTGTGTTTGTCCGATTAGGAGGTTGCAATTTAATGTGTGGTGGTATGGGAACTCAATTTGACGGAGAGTTACATAATGGTGCAGAATTTAGATGCGACACAGTTGAAGTTTGGATGAAGGCATTATCAAAACAGTATGAAGAAATACTACCAGACGATTGTATTGATGCAATTAAAAACAATGCACATATAATTCTAACAGGTGGAGAACCAATGATGCAGCAAGGTGGGTTAGAGGGTTTTATTAAATATGTAAAGCACAACATTAACGCTAATGCTTATTTTGAAGTTGAAACAAATGGAACAATAATGCCAAGTGAGTTTTTATTGTATCAAGTACACTTGTGGAATTGTAGTCCAAAGTTGAGAAATAGTGGTATGGATAATGCTATGACTTTTAAGCCTGATGTGATTAAAGAGTTAAATAAAAAGAATACAATTTTTAAATTTGTAGTTAATTCTGATAAAGAATGGATTGAAATAGAAAGAGATTATTTATCTATTGTAGACAGAGAAAAAATTTACTTGATGCCTGCAGGAGAAAATCAAGATTTATTAAATGAAAATAAATTACGAGTTATAGAATTGGCAAAAGAAAAATATTTAAACTTTACAACCAGATTGCATATTGATGTCTGGAATAAAAAAACAGGAGTATGATCAAAACAAATATAACTTGGGAACAAGTTTATCATAGGTTAAATGAAGTAATAAAAGATTTACCAAAAGACACAAAATATTACGGAGTGCCGAGAGGTGGGCAAGTGGTTGCAGGAATGACAGGAAACGCAGTTGATAACGTAGATGACGCTGATGTTATAATAGATGATTTAATTGATAGCGGCGCAACCGAGAAGCGATATAAAAAACATAACAAACCATTTCTTTCATTAATAGACAAGAGAAAAGAATTGCAAGGCGAGTGGTTAGTCTTTCCTTGGGAAACAAAAGAGGGAGATACAGATGAAACAGTAGAAGACAATGTATCAAGATTACTACAATATTTTGGAGAGGATGTAAATAGAGAGGGGTTACAAGAAACACCTAAAAGGTTTATTAAATTTTTTAAAGAGTTTTTAAACCCACCAGAATGGAACTGCACAAGTTTTGAGGGCGAGGGTTATGACGAAATGATTGTGCAAACAAACATACCATTCCATAGTTTATGCGAACATCACATAGCACCTTTCTTTGGCACAGGTACAATAGCTTACATACCAAACAAAAGAATAGTTGGGTTAAGTAAATTAGCAAGAACATTGGAAACCTATGCAAGAAGATTGCAGAATCAAGAAAGAATAACTACACAGGTTGCAGAATTTTTGTGGAATGAATTAGACCCAAAAGGAGTAGCGGTACAGATAACTGCGAAACATATGTGTATGGAAATGAGAGGAGTTAAGAAACACGATACGTGGACAACAACTACAAAACTATTGGGTGCTTTCAAAGATGATATAAACACAAAGAACGAATTTTTAAATAGTATTAGAAATGGTAAGTAGCGAACAAACCGAACACAATAAAAGAAATGTGCTTGATGCATTAGAAAAATCATTTGGCATTGTAACAACTGCTTGTAAAACTGTTGGTGTAAGTAGAACACAATTTTACCAATGGCTAAAAGATGATGCAGCGTTTAAGAAGCAAGTAGATGATTTGCAGAATGTAACTTTGGATATGGCAGAAAGCCAATTACACAAACAAATACTTGGTGGCAATACAACTGCAACTATATTCTATTTAAAAACAAAAGGTAAGAAAAGAGGATATGTTGAGCGACAAGAGATAACAGGAATTGAAGGAACTAAACTATTTGATATTGAAGTTGTAAGAACAATCAATGAAGACAAAGATACAGACTAATGTTGTTTACGAACACCTCCGAGATTCAAAAGAAAAAATTGTTGTAGAACAAGGTGGAACAAGGAGTGGTAAAACATATAACATTTTACTATTTATTATTTTTAAGTATTGCACAGACAACATAGGCAAGACAATAACAATCTGCCGAAAGACATTTCCTGCATTACGAGGAACTGTTATGCGTGATTTCTTTGATGTATTAAAATCGCAAGAATTATACAGAGAAGAATATCATTCTAAATCTACACATGAATATCACTTAAACGGAAACCTTATAGAATTTATCTCACTTGATCAACCACAAAAAATACGTGGTAGAAAAAGAGATTTCTTATTTTGCAATGAAGCAAATGAGTTGACTTTTGAAGATTGGCAACAGTTAATATTTAGAACAACAGAAAGAATAGTAATTGACTTTAATCCGTCAGACGAATTTCATTGGATATATGATAGGGTACTAACAAGGGAAGATACAGAGTTTTATCAAACATCATATTTAGACAATCCTTTTTTATCAGATACAATTATAAAAGAAATTGAAAGACTTAAATATATTGATGAGAACTATTGGAGAGTGTACGGACTTGGAGAACGTGGTAAGAGCCGTTCTCTTGTGTTTAATTTCTCAACCATACCCTTTGTTCCAGAAAATGCTAAACTCGTTGGACGAGGGCTTGATTTCGGTTTTACGAATGATCCTACTGCATTAGTAGAAACATATGTTGAGGGAGATAATATGTATGTTAAAGAACTACTTTACAGAACAGGTTTAACCAACCAAGACATTGGCAATGAATTAAAGCGATTACAATTAGATAGACGAGATGAAGTGTGGTGTGATAGTGCAGAGCCAAAGAGTATAGAAGAAATACACAGAATGGGTTGGAATACAAAAAAGACTTTTAAGGGAGATATTAATATTGGTATTGATATTATAAGACGATACAGATTATTTGCAACAGATGACAGTATTAACTTGATCAAAGAGTTAAAAAACTACAAATACATAGAAGACAAAAACGGACAACTAACAAACAAACCTATTGATGCTTTTAACCATACTCTTGATGCATTGAGATATAGTGTTGTGAATAGACTTTCCAAACCTAAATACGGAAAGTATTTTATCAGATAAACTCTCCTACACTTTTATTAGGTTTTATTAACAATTTTTAATATATTAAAGTATTATTAATTTTAAATATTAGAAATATGTTAGACACGTACAGTTTAGATTGCAGTTATTTTGAGAAAGAATGTGGTAGCCTTGCAGAACTTGTGAGTTATTGTAGCAGAAATGCTATGGACCCAAGTTATGAGATTACAAAAAATGGTATTGGAATAGGCGAGAAGCTTATTGATTTTATTGTATATTAATTTAAAAATAAAAATATGTTTGAGATAATTGGTTACGACCTCGAAGTATATTTCAGAGGTAAATATTATGGTAGTATCAGAATGCAAGACCCAGACCGAGAGGTAATGGGTTATTCTGGTAGGAGAGAATTAGTACTTGCAGATGATTGGCAGTACAAGAAAAAAAGGTTGAAAGCAGGTACTGTTGTGATGACAGAATGCGTTCCTCTTTGTGGAAAGTTACTTGGTAGCTTTAAAGACAAGATGAATGTTTTAGAAAACAGTAAAGTATATTATAATTATTAATTTAAAAAAACAAAATTATGAGACAATTAAAAAATAGTCAGATTATTGATATTGCAAATGTAAAATTAGAATGTGGTTGGTCAGAGAATCGTGTTTGCGATTGGGTATTTGAAGAATGCAATAATGATAAAAAAGCGTTGAAATTATTAGGTAAAATTTTAAATGCAGATAAAGTAATTACTAATTTATAAAAATGAAAGACAAAATTATGAATTATCCGAAAAAAATTAGAGTAGCATATTTTAAAGACGGTGTTGACAAGAGAGACAATTTCAATGAATGGTATGTTATACAAGAAAAAGTAAACAACCAGAGTGAAGAGTCTACATTTTATGAAAGCCTTAATCACGAAGCTAACATAGAAATAACAATTTTTTAAATAACCATTAAAAGACAAATATTATGAACATTCAAGAATTATTTTCAGAAGCAGAAGCAAAGTATTACAATGGTTATTCAGAATCGAGATTGGTTGATTTTGTATTTGGAAACGCAAACAACGATGCACAAGCAGCATTTATACTTTCTAAAATTTTAAGCTAAAAGACAAATTATGAACGAATTAATTAATACATTGCAGGAAATAGATAACGACTTTTATAAGGGAGTTTATTCAATGGGCCAAAGATTTGATTTAATAAAAGAAATCAATCAAATATTAAAAGACAAACAATTCATAAAATGAGAACACAAGCAGATACATTAAGAAGCGAAATAAAGAATTTAGAGCTGCTTTTAACGAGTGCTACAAGACATAATGATATAGCACTTGAAAGAGAAATATACCATCGTTTAGACATAGCAAAATCAACCTTAATAAATATAATGTAATGAAGATATTTGGTTATAGTATAGATGTTTATTACAATGGCAAGTATTTTGGATGCTATTCAATACCTCAACAAGACAGGGAATTGATGGGTTATAATGGACGCAGAGAGGAAACGCTTACAGAAGATCTATATTTAAAAAAGAAAAAAATCAAAGCAGGAGAAATTATCAAAACAGAATGCAATCCACTTTGTGGACGTATAGAATAAATTTAACATTAAAACTTTAAAAGATGAGCAAAGAATTTTTTATTTTAAAAACAGTAGAACTACATTCAACAAATGGAGTAGTACATTTACGAGCAATAGGATATGAGCCAGAAGATGGTTATATTGATATTGAGTGGGACGCACATTCTTTATTAGAAGATATACCCTCACTTTATAGAATGGCAAAACAAGCAGAA